GCAGCAGGCGGCGCAAAAGCTCCAGATGGAGGGCGCGGCGGTCAAGAACGCCAAGACGGCGGCCGACGCGCGGCAATCGGACGCGAAGGCGCAGAAGGCGTCCGTCGAGGCGGGCTCGGTGGGCTCCGTCAGTCAGGCGCAGATGGAACTGGCGCAGCTTCAAATGGTGAAAGAACTGATCGCGATGGCCCAGCCGCAGCAGCAGGCGCAACAGGGGCGCCCGCCGGTGCCGGTCGGCGCGCCGCGATAGGAATCGTCCGCGCCACGATACGGCGCACGAGCATCGGGGCTCGCTAAATCCCGCCGCAGGCGATCCGCGACAAGGCGCAACGTCTACCCGGAGCAGACGGTAAAGCTCCGCCGCCCCACGGCGATACAGTGAGACCACCATCATGGGCAGAGAAGACGATATCCTTCGGGATGCGGTCATTGGGACTGAGAACGAAATCTTTGGCGACGCCTTCGGCAAGGAGGAAATGACGCTTGACGAGACCGGCGACCGTGGCGTGGAAGCGATGGGCGATGGCCTCGAAGGGCAGCATGAGCCCGAAGATGAAGGCGATGAAGAGGAATCCGGCGAGGAGCTGGAGGCCTCGGAGTCGAAGGAAGGCGAAGAGGCCGAGGGCGAAACCAAGGAGGAGGCCGAGGCCGAACCCGAGGAAAAGCCCGAGGAGCCAACTCACGAGGCGCGGGGACGTGTTCCGTCCGGGCGCTTGCGCGAGGAGGCCGAGAAGACGCGCGCCGCGCAGGCGGAACGCGATGCGCTCAAGGCGCAACTCGAAGCGGAGAAGACGGCGAGCCAAAAGGCCATCGCCGAACTCAATGCGAAGTTCGAGGGTTTTCTCGCATCGCAGCGCCAGGGCCAGCAGCCAAAGCCGGCCGAGGCGCCAAAGCCCGAAACGCCGCCCGATCTGTTCGAAGACCCGACCGCGTTCGTCGAGCACATGAACAAAGGTTTCGAGGCAAAACTTGCCGCCGTCACGAACCAGATCAAAGAGCAGCGGATCAACACCAGCATGGCGCTGTCCAAAGCTCGCCACGGCGAGAGCTTCGACGCGGCGTTCGAGGCGCTGAAGTCTCTTCCTCTCACTCCCGACAACCGCCAGCTTGTCCAGCGCATCATCGACCTTCCGGATCCCGGCGAGGCGGTGGTGACATGGCACAAGCGCAATGAGGCCCTGCGCGAGGTCGGCGACGATCCGTCGGCCTACAAGTCGAAGATCGCCGAGGAGACGCGCAAGGCGCTGATGGCCGACCCGGAGTTTCGCAAGCAGCTCATCGAAGAGCTACGCGGCGACGCGATGACCGGCGACCGTGGCAGGCCTCGCACCCAAGTCAAACTCCCCGCGTCGCTCAATCGGGCGGGCGGCAACAACTCGCGCGCGCCGAACGATCTCGAAATGTTCGACGGTTCGGAGCGATCGACGTTCGACTCAGCTTGGACCACCTAAGTCGCCTCTATCAAGCGTGTTGGCTGAAAGGCCCTAGCGCTGGTCATGGACGCGGCCAACCAGAAAGGATAGTGCTATGGCTTCGTCCGTAACACAGGTCAACAATAAACTAATCGTATTTCGGAAGCAGATTTTCCATGAATACGTTCGCGAAAACTTGTTCAGCCCCTACATGGGGACGGACATCAACTCCATCATCCGCGTGATCCCCGACCTCGACAAGGGCGGCAAGAACGGCGGCGAGCAGATCAACGTTCCCTTGATGGCGCGCCTGCAAGCCACCGCCATTGCCTCGGGGCCGCTGGTCGGCAACGAAGAAGCGCTCGACAACTACGGCATGCGCCTTTGGATCGATTGGGCGCGAAACGCCGTCGTGATCAACAACGCGGAGGAGCAGAAATCGTCCATCGATCTGTTCGCCGAAGCGAAGCCGATGCTCGTCGATTGGGGCAAGGAACTCCAGCGCGACGAGATTTGCGACGCCTACTATGCGTTGCCGTCGCAGTCGTCGCCGGCCGGGCTCGGGTCGAACAATGGGCAGCGCGTCAACGGAATTCTGTTCGACGCCGCAACCGCCGCCCAGCGCAACACCTGGATTACGGACAATGCGGACCGAATCCAGATTGGCCACTCCAACACGGCGAACCTATCGGCGGGCAATTTCGCGGCATCGATGGCGAACATCGTGACGACGACAGACAACATCACCGGCGCGATCCTGATGACGATGAAGCGCCGCGCCAAGAAGGCCAACCCGCGCATCAGGCCGTTTCGCCTCAAGGAAAACGGAACGGAATGGTTCGTGCTCTTCGTTGGGCAGGAACAGTTCCGCGACTTGGCCAACGACACCGACATCAAGACGGCGAACCAGAACTCCCGCGCTCGTGAGCAGCAGGGGTATATGCAGAACCCGATCTTCGTCGATGGCGACTTGCTTTACAATGGCATCATCATTCGCGAAATTCCCGAACTGTCGCTGCGCATTCCCGTCACCTATCAGACGATGGGCGCGGCGGGAATCCAAGTCGCGCCGGCGTTCTTGTGCGGGCAGCAGGCACAAGCTTGGTGCTGGGGCAAGATGCCGACGCCGACCTTCCGCAATGAGGACGATTATCAATATCTGCGCGGCGCCGGCCTCAAGATGGCCTATGGCATCGGAAAGCTCGCGAAGCTCACTCCCGCCAACAACTTCAAGGAATGGGGTGTGTTCACGGGTTTCTTTTGCGCCATCCCCGACGCGTGATGAATGACGGCGGCGCGTTCGCGCGCCGTCTCTTCGATCAACTCAAACTCATGAGAAAGCAAATGCTCACGAAACTTCGCAAACTCTGGCCGCTGTGGATTATCGCCTTGGCGTTCGTGGCCGCGCCTCTGCTCTCCGCGTTCGCTTATGTCGTGGACCCGCAAGTCTACGCGGGCGGCAAGATCATTCCGGCGCGTAGCTGCCAATCCGGGCAGAACGTCTGTTATGCTCGCGTGACGGTCAACTTCAACGATCCCAACATCGGAAACGGCGTTTGGTTCGATACGGTTGAGCCAAACGTCTACATCCTTTCTATCGACGCTTATGTCACCACGGCGTTCAATGCGGGCACCACGAATCCGTTGACCATCGGCGCCACGAAGACGGGATCCGACTTCCTGGCGGGCAGCGGCGGCACATCGGGAACCACGTTCATTCCGCTTGGATCGACCGGCATTTTTCATCTGACGACGGCCGCTGGGCTCGGCTTGGCGGCGACCGCCAACACCACGCTCCAGACGGCGCTGAACGGCGCGGTTCCCATGTATGTGCGCTATCCGCAGACCGGCACGGCGGCGACGACGGGCCAAGTGACGATCGTTATCACATGGGCGAAGAATAACGACCAGTAAATCAGGCGGGGCGTATCGCCCCGTCTTTCTCTTTAAGGAGTCACAATGGCCGTCGAACAATTAAGCCGCCAGCCGCCGCGCCCGCCCGCCGCGCCGCCGCCCAAAGAGCCGGGCGAGCTCGTCACCTATATCCCGCGAGCTGGCGACCCAGAAACGACCAAGTGGCGCGGCGTCGAATTCCCGGCGAACGTTCCGATTCGCATCACCGATGAAAGCCACATCGCGGCAGCGCGCTCGAACAGCTATTTCCGCGTCGGAAACGAGATCAACAAAGACACCCCGAATGGGCCGCCGACCGATGGCATGGGATATCGTGGCCATGTCATGGGCTGGGTCGGCGCCGTGACCACCATCGATCAATTGGTGTCGAGGTGGGCCGCCGACCGCGATCTGCGCGCGAAATGCGACGTCGGCCTCGACGATATCCAATATCTCGGCACGCTGATCGAGCCGAAGATTCGCGTGATGCGCCAGGCCGAGGGATTGAGCCAAGCCCAGATCGCCGAGATTTGGATGAAGCACGGCGTGCTCGATCTGCCTTGGCGTGCGTAGGAGAATCCCGATGGCGCGAGCGGTTGAGTATGCGGTCGAGCATGAAGCGTGGAACGTCTACTATCTCTCGGACGGAACGACGTTAAAGACACGCATCGTTTTGAGCGGCGTCACCTATTACGGCGTCGGGCCGGATGGGAAGCCCTTTTATACCCTCGAACATCAGATTGTTACGCACGTACAACCGGCCGAGTCCGTGACCAGTGAAAGCGGCAAATCCTGATGTCCCGCGTCAAAAGAAAGATTCCCCGTCGTAATGAATATCCGGGGAAACATTTCGTATGGACGGACGAGGCTGTGAACCGCTTGAAAGGCCTGCTCCGAATGGTCGTGACGATGCATGAACGCGCGAACGTTCTCAATCGAGAATTTCGGCAAAGGGTTAAGCTGACAAAAAATTCGATTGTCGGAAAGACGTTCCGCATGCGCATGAAGCGACAGGAAGACAGGATTAATCGGTCGATGCATGGCGGGGGAAACTGATGGCGTCGCCTCCCGCATCGAAGCCCTTCTATACGGCGGACGATCTAGTCCTTGAGGCGCTCGCCAATCTCGGCGTGCTCGCGGCGGGCCAGACCGTTTCGCCGGAGGATTACAACTACGTCAACAACCGCGTCGATGCGATCTTCCGCAAGCTCGCCGCGCTGGAGATTTGCTACGTTCCCGACTTCGAAAACATTCCCGGCGAGTGGCTAATAGATTTAGCTGCCATCGTGGCGGGTGAATGTGCGATGAAGTTCGGCGCGAGCGCGGACTATATCGGGCCGCTGAT